GTTTGACCTGTTTTCTCAGGGTAGTTCAAGGGGGACTGCCCCTATCACCACTCTTTCCTGAAGCCCGGTCTCTTCTCCCAAAGAGTCCCGGGGCGGTTGAGGGGACCGCCCAAATCGACCTGTAAAGCATACGATTGAAAGTACTCATACCACACCAGTGGAAATTCAAGCACCGACACGTCAATCGGGGATAGGTCTTGCTTGGCGTCGAGCAGTTGCTCAAGATGCAGCTGTTGCGCGATACTGATACCATAAAGCTCCTCAACCAGCGCCCTCGTTCTGGGGCCGACTGGTTCGTCTGGTATCTTAAGGTGCTCAGTCAGTCCGTACTGGGTACCATGGGTTCCAAGCATAAAACCCAAAAACTCCCTCTCATAACTCCGCATATTGCGGAGCAGCCGTTGACCCACAGTGACATTACGTGTCACACGAAGACCATACCGCGCAAGCGCGGATATGATAGGTGCGCCAGGATACTGATACGCTAATGATAGCGATTTACAACGCAGTAACTGGCCTAGCTTAGAAGTTTTGGCTCTTGCATATCGCATCTCGGTCCAACCGAAAGATGCTAGGACTTTTCTGGGGTCCGTGACGTTTTTCATCTCAAGTGGATCGAAGACTAAACCGCAAAATGACGCTCTTGATAAATCGAGATGCTCTTCAAGCTTTATTCTCATTCCAAGTTTTTCAAAGAGCTCTTTGGTCGGGATTCCCCCTTCACATCGAGCAAGACCGTCATCGCCTTCGACCACCTCATGACACTCCGCACCAATATGATGGCACGCGAACTTGAGCAACATAAGATTGGAAAAGCCATTTCCAAGTGAGGTACACATTTCTCCCGACATTCTCGTCGCCTCCACCCAGATGGAGAAGAATTTATAGGAGCAGTGGTTAGTCCCCCCGAGCACTTCTTCCATGTGTCGGTCGAAGTCGGCGGCCTCGGGGAGGTACTGTGTCATGTAGCGATATAGCTGGAATTCGCAAACTGTCATCAAGAGTTTCGTGAAAAGAGCCTCGAACGACGCATAGTCTGTTGCGATGTACTTTCCTCCCTCACGGTAGATTCGCTGCATAATGTACTTGGCACGCTGATCTACTGGGATCTTTTTGATGAATGCAGGATGCTTGAAAACTTCAGCCTCAATCAACTTGAAGATGGGTCCGACTGCAACCTTGTATTCGTCGGATCTGGAATTTATACCACGGGCATGCTTATATTCGTCTGCTGCATAGCCTTCATCTTTCATAAATGACTTTACTTTCATATATCGTTTGTCTCCCCAGATGGTAGCAACCCTGGCCCACTTTTGCCTGAGTTCTTCTTTTCTCCATTCTGGGTAATCTACATGTGATAACCAAGTTTCCACAGACGTGTCGGCGTCTGGAGCTAAAGGAACAAGGTTCTTCGTGAGCCAGTTGGCAACGAACTTCTCCAGTTCATCTACCAAAGCCTGGTCTGGCTCCGGTGGTTTAGCGGCGAATCGTTTGATCACGCCGGCGATCATGGTGTCCTTATCCGCAGGGCACGGATGAGGGAGGGCCACACCTTCTGAGTGTGGACCCAAGGATATGGCTACAGGTGGCCGCACGGAGGTATCGCATACTCCTTCTCGGATGTATGTGTCATCTTTGACATCCCCCAGTACAGGGGTCGGAACCTCGCCGTACCTGTAGCCATAGGTCATTATCCTACCACGTCGCCCGCCCGGGGAAAAGGAATCTTGGCCTTCTCCAGACGGTATGTTTGCGCTTTACGTAATCCGTAAGCAACCATTAGGGAGTTTGTAGTCACATTCTGACTAGATATGTTGCCGTATCGATCGACATTAACACTCATTAATTTACCTATGGCGTTATCCAGTTTTACGGATGAAGTCTTGTCGTCAAGCGTAGGCGACAAGTTGGAATGATGGCAGACTTGAGACAATGATTCAACTGAAATTTTCATTTTTGTCTCCTTTGTAAAGCCAGGCACATGTGTTCTGGTCAACACGACCTTGGCATACATTGGTTCCTTATGAACCAAGTCTGTCAATTTTACAGCCTCCGGACGCTTATCCACAGCGTGGGTTGGGCTAGGATTGCACCACTTTAAGAAAGTGTAGCGATACTTGATTGGTTGGCGCACTAATGGAATAGCGCGGCCACGAAGCCAATCCACAAACGCCTTGACAAGCATTATCACCACGCTAACCGTGATTGCGGCAAAGGATATGCCGGCTATGCTGCCTAAGAACTTGTGGACCAACCCTCCAAGCATGCCACCTCCGCGCGATAAACCCTTTAGTCTAAGGGCCGCGAAAAGTGCAATAGCGGGAACAGTGGTATAGCAGGCCTGCTTCACTAGGCTTGCCGACTCTCCATTGTTCTCTCTCCAGCTGACGTCGAGGGAAGCGACGCGGCGACGCGCAATTGCCATGGTCTCTTTATTGACCTCATCTTCCTCCTCCTCGAATTCCGCGAGCTTATCCTCAGCGGTATCCAACTTCTTCTGTAGATCATCAGCTGTCCTGCTGGCCTCGTCAGCTTCCCTGGTTAACTCCCTCACCAAGTCGTTCGCTGCCGCCTGCCAGTCTTCATCATCTTTCTTGGACGCTGCTACATGATCAAAGGACGAATTTTTCTTGTCTTTTGCCTGACGTGACGCCTCTTTGCATTCATGTGCTTTGTGTCCTATACGTTGACAGCGAGTGCACTTCGCCTGGTACTGTCTTTTAACAGGACAATCCCTGGCGCAGTGCCCTTTGCGTTTGCAAATCCTACATTCGACCTTAGACAGACGTCCACCCTCGCGGGCCGTCATTTGATTCTTGGTCGAAAGAGGTCGCTTGTCTCCTTCTTTCTCAGTCTCTTTCTCTTTCTCTTTATCATTTTCTTTTCCCTTATTATCACGCTCAACCTTTCTCCATACTCCATTAGTTTTGAGCTGTCTCCCTGCGCTTTGTGACTGCGCGGGAAGGGTTACCTGTGCGGAAGCCTTTTCAGGAGTTATACCGACCACAGTTGGCCCCGGGGATATCGTCCCCTCATCGGTTTTTCCCCCCGGTTGGGTATCTGGTTTGTCTTGTACGGCACCAGCGCCCCTCAACA